TGAATGGAGCACTAGAGAGATTTTTTGGTTTCGAGTTATACGAGGATATTACAGATATTCCGGCACTACAGCCAGAACTACGAGATGCTTCAGCATATTATGCATCATTAGTAAACACAGGAATCATATCTGCCAATGAAGCACGAAGTGCTCTTGGGTTTGACCACATGGATGGTCACGACGAGATTCGAATACCTGCAAATATTGCCGGAAGCGCAACAAACCCTGACCAAGGTGGCGCACCGACACAGCCTGATTCACAAGGAGAATAAAATGGCAGAACTGCCAATCAGAAAAAAGAAGGCACTTGTCTCGTCAATGGCAATCTTTCTATTTGAGAATGGTCTTGCAAAAGACATCGAACAGTATAGACACATGAAAGACGCACCTTTATCTATTCAAGATATTAAAAAATATTTTGGAAGGTGGCCCCGACTTCTTAAAGCTATTGAAACACAAGAACCAACACTCTGGGCAGAAATTCTTAAAGCAGAAGAGAAAAAAGTATCGCCAGCACCCAAGCCGGCGGTATCTAAAGTAGAACCAGAGCTTAAAGCTGAAAAGCCTAAAGCAACGGTTAAGCCTGCTACGGCAGTTAAAACGGGAAAGTAAGATGGATAAAATCTTTAATCTTACATCTACTTTTAAAGCCCTCGAATCAGATGACGGTTCTGTAATGATTCGTGGTATGGCAAGTACAGCTGATTTTGACCGCGCAGGTGATTCCATCTCAGCAGAAGCTTGGCAAAAAGGTGGATTAAAAAACTTTGAAAAAAATCCAATTATTCTATTTAATCATGATTATGATAGACCAATTGGTAGAGCTACAGGTATGAAAGCTGGCCCTAACGGACTAGAGCTAGAGTGTAAGATTAGTAAAAATGCACCTGGTAATGTAGCTGAACTTGTTAAAGACGGTGTTCTTGGAGCCTTTTCTGTCGGTTTCAGAGTCAAGGATGCTGATTATATTAAAGAAACCGATGGACTTATGATTAAGGATGCTGAGTTGTTTGAAGTTTCGGTTGTTTCCGTTCCTTGTAACCAAGCAGCTACTTTTTCGCTATCGAAATCTTTCGACTCTATTGCAGAGTACGAAGAATTCAAAAAAACTTTCACTAATCGTGTGGATCTAGCCGGTCAGTCTCTGGCTAAAGACGAAGTCAATACTTCTAGCGTAGCTAGTGACGCACCGCAAAGCGTAGAGAAATCTACAGATCAGGAGATCAAAATGGATAACCAAAACATCGACTTGGAAGCTTTTGCTAAAAAAGTAGCGGACGAAACTGCTGCCAAAATCGCAATGAAGCAAGCCGAACAAAAAGCAGCTGAGAAAGCAGACTTTGATGCTAAAGCAGCTCAAGCTTCAGCAATTGAAGCACAAGAAATTCGTATTAAAACAGGCATTCAGACTGGCGTAGAGTCTCTTATGGCCGACGTAGCAGCTAAATTAGCTGAGAAAGATGCTAAGCTTGAAGAAGTACTTGGCAAGTTTGGCAAGGACCTCGAAGAGAAGAACGCAGAAATCGAAGCTATGCGTAACAGCAAGCGCGTATTTGGCGATCGTTCAGACGCTAAAGGCGACCTTTCTAAGTGGGGCAAGGACTTCATGTATGCTCACCTGTTGGGTGTTATGACTGGTAAAGGCATGAACACTTCTTTTGCTCGTAACGTTCAAGAGAAATCAGGTCTTGCTTATGATTCAGGTACTCAAGCATTGAACATTGATACTGAAGTATCTTCTTTGATTGAAAAAGAAATCATGAACGAAACTAAGATTGCTAAGCTTTTCCGTGAGATTCAAGTAATGGGCAATTCAACTACTTTGCCAATTCAAATGGACAATGGCGGAGCTCAGTGGGGCACTAACGCAGCAGCAGCTGGTAACCTAACCAATGGTGGTCGTCCTACTGTAGCAACTTTGACTGCACACCGTCTGATTTCTACTACTTTCATGGAAAATGAAGTTGACGAACAAGTTCTTGTTAACCTTATGCCTATGCTAGTAGAGTCAGTAGCCCGTGCACACGCAACTGGTGTTGAATTCGCGCTTGTTAACGCAACTGCTGGCTCACAAGGCTTCGACGGTATGGACGTTCTTGCTTACGCAGATGCTACTTCTACTATGTCTATTGGTTCTAGTACTCCTTTGACTGCTGATATGCTTCTAGGCATGCGCACTAAGATGGGTAAGTATGGTATTGACCCAACTAAACTCGTTTATATCGTTAGCCAGGATGGTTATTTTGACCTTTTAAATGACTCAGAGTTCCAAACTGTAACTGAAGTAGGCTCTGACCTTGCTACCCGTATCTCAGGTGTAATCGGCGCCGTTTATGGTACTCCAGTAATTGTTTCTGAGCAGTTCCCAGCAGCAGCAACTGGCATTCCAGCAGCATTCGCAGTTTATACTCCTAACTATGTAATTCCACGTCTCCGTGGTGTTGCGGTTGAGAGTGATTACGAAGTTATGGAACAGCG